TCTAGCAATAACTCCTCTAGCAATACGATGTTTATCAGAAACACCAACACCTTTATCATCATGAATCACATGAACAGAGGCACCACCATCAGTTTTTAAAGATGCTCCAACGGTACTTGGTTTACCCATACGTTTTTTATGAAACTGTCTAAGTAAATCTAAAGCCATCTGACCATGTTTAGGATCTTCGTGAGGCAAGTCTTTTGTATGCGTAAGATGACCAAGCATCTCATCGTCAACAGACGTTGCTTCGGTTAAAAAAGACTTAAATGATAACATTGTAATTTCCTTCTGATTTGCAACACACTCTGGTTGCCGATTACCTTATTTATACAACATCAAACCTTTCTGGTTCAAAACCTAGAAAGATTGGGTTTGATACATAGTGCCTAAAATGTTGGATTTTAAACGATTACAAACGCTTTTCCTGTTGGACTTACTTTATGATTATCGCCAAACAATTCTAACATAGCCCAATGAGCACCATTAACGCTACCTTTTTGAACAGTTTGGCCAGGAGCTGCATCATCAAACCAGATGATACAACCAGGAACCAGATTATCCTTCAGGTATGCAATCGAATCAACGACAGATTGATACTGGTCACAATCTAAGTGTAAGAAAGCGATTGGTGGCATTTCAACGGCGGAGGCAGGAAACAAACCTTTTACTACAGTAGCATAAGGGAGTGCATTTTTAACTGTTTCGTAATCGGTATCATTAAAATCTCCAACCTTATGGTAGTCCATATCTGAGGTATAAGGAATCCCCTCAAATGTATCATATAAGAAGATTGGACGATTTTGTTCTTTACACAACTCTGTCAGATGCCAAGCAGTACCACCTTGGTAAACTCCAACTTCAACAAAGGCACCAGATGGTGCTGTTTTTGCGGGTGTGATTAAATCATCAATACAATATTCTGGAACTGCTGATGGTAAACTCATATTTTTATGTCCATGAAGTGTTTTCAAAATCCAACCAATAGGTTGCCATTTTTCCCTTGCCACTTAGAAGATAGAATGGTAATGTATGAATTAATCCTCGACTGGAATTATAGTATATCTTATCTTTTGGTCCTCTGTCAAGTACCCATGCAAAATGGCTTGATCCCGTGTCACCTCCTACAAAGACTTCGGCTGTGGTAATGTGGTAATAATTCTGTACGAAGTTGGTAGAATATCGCCACCCCACAAACGGACAACCTTCCGTTGGTGCACCCTTTTTACAAATAATTTTTTCATAATCTTTGTATTCTTCTTTATCGTAAACCTGTAGTATCTTTTCATATACATGTTGTGGCCAATTTCTATATGTGTTATATGGTGCATCAAATAAAGGAAACACAACAATTTTCTTCTCCATTGGCGCATTATTATGGATCTTCACTAGATCACCACTAATATCTCTAAAGTCCCAAACATTAACCTTTCTCCAAGGTAAAGATTCCGTACCTTCTTCTTTCGTAAAATAGTTAGTCATCTTCAACATTATCTCATAGAATGTTTGACAATGTGTGTCTGAGCTAACATTTCCTGGTTTTAAATGGAATTGGATTGTTGGATCGTTATTAACTTTTCTAACATGCTCTAACACATTTGCAACAGCAATCATATCACCGTTACGAATCGTACCAAAGGTACCAGGTTCAATATTAATAATCATACAACAATATCTTTCACATGGACCAATTTAGATTTACGATTACCATAATAATGCCTTGAAAAGTCAAACTCAACGGGATGGCCATCCCAAGTTCTCATATCTTCATCCCAACCAACAATCGTTTCTTTAGTCATCAGGTCAGCAATAATACCAATACCAGTAAATGTTGTAATCAATGGATTTGGATTATTCTTTATTAAGTTTAAATTGTACATCAAAGGTTTCGTATAATCAAGATAATGTACCTTTGTTATATCAGGATTAACTCCGTTTTCGATAACATTGGTATTTCTTCTTGTATCAATTGTCGGATCTTGTTTTAAAGACCATCTATCACCAATAATTGTTTTACTTGATAAGTCATCGGTAAATTGAGGGAAAACTTTAATTTTCACATCATCATCAACCTCAAAATCAATACTGTAGTTGTCACGAATCCAATTTTCATAACGGCAAGTTTCAATTGGACGATTCGGATCATTTCTATCCATTCTAGTCCAAGAACTAAGAACAACTACATTACCAGATACAAAGACTTCATCTTCAAAAGATATAGTATCAAAAATATCTTGATACATTAGAAACTCTTTGATGCCATTAAACTTACGCATCTCATTTCGAATTACGAGTTTAATCTTTTCTCTTTTAGCCAAACCAGATAAAACTGGAAAAGCGTTCATGAAGTCACCAAGATTGGCAGTACAGTTTAGATTAATTATCATTATATTCCTTGAAAGCAACAAACCAATCTTGTTCGGATACTTTATGTAATTCGAACAGTTCAGGTCTAGATAGATATGACATCAACAATAAAGTTTGGTCATCATCAATTAAATTATTTTTGAGTAATTCTATAGTGCTATGGTAAACTAATGCTTCAAGTTTTGGCCACAATTCTTTGCCTGCAATGATACATGGTCCAGTAACATGAACATCATTGTTTGCAATGATATCTTGAATATATGTTCCATCAACATAATCTTTGACTGTAAAGAAATGAATCTTTTCCTTATCAAAATTATATTTCCATTCCTTTACACCATTGAGCGTAGATTCTTCACGGCAGTAACCAAAGTCCAACCAAGCAACCAAATCGGTCTTGATGATCTGACTATTAATTGCTCTTGTAACAAAAGAAGATTTCAAAGCATTCACCACAACATAATCAGCATTCCAATATTCTGGATTACGAATTTGTGTAGGATTAATTTTAGATTGGTATTCTGAATCTTGTTGAACTTTAATTACCGCTTCTCTTAGTTCTTTGAATGATTCTTTAAAATCAATCGTAAGAATATCGGTAGGTTTACCTTCTCGTAAAGTTTTAACTTGTTCAACAAATTCTTTTGATGTATAAACAACCATTGGATTTTCGAGTTTTGCCATAATAGCAAATCTGTCCATGTATGTTTGTGTTGTGCGCTGAAGGTAGTGTGGTAATCCTTTATCTGGAGTCCAATCACCACGGCCAATGTCAAAGAAGGCCGTTACAATAGTAATTTCATTCATAATAGTATTTTTTATAATTGTTAATAATCTCAATTTCACTTGGCTGATTACTTATGAAGATTTCATAATCAAATCCTGGTGTGTGGTTGTGGGTATCTGTCCTATGAGGATTTGCGGAATAATCTCTACCAGCAATATAATAACACACATTCATGAAACAGTCAATATATCCAATAGTAGGATAGTATTGTTGTATGGAAGTAAAGTGATGAATAAAGAACTTGACAATGTTATCATATTCATTCAAGAAAGTGGATACTTTAAAGATTGTTCCGCCACCCGCACCATATTGTTTAAATGTTGGTCTTTTACCACACCAATTTTCAATTGCATCATGAACCGCTTCTGGAATTATATTGCCAATCTTTGTATCTGCACCAGCATGCTCATAACCATCTTCAGTTGTAATTGGTTTAATAATCAATACATCATCTTCCATCATAATAATATGTGAAGTATTACATCGCTTACATGCTTCATAGAATCTCTCTAAGAACCTAAGTGTGGTTTCAAGATTATAACCATGAGGTGAAACTGGACCACCAAGAGGTTCTTTGTATAAAACATAATCAAGATTAAATTTCTCGACAAGATTCATATACTCAATTCTTGGACCATCGATTGCTAAAAAGTAGTAATTATCTGGATGATGCTTCCGAACATTCTCTATGACAACCTCAGTAGCTTTAGGATAAACTGAAGCGATATGAAAAAAAGAGATGCTCATAAATTATTTCCAAACAACGAATACGAGATTATCATAACAACCAGTTTGACCTCTGAGGTCATAAAATGCCCACTTTAAATCTCCAACCAATTCTTTGAATTTAGGAAGAACTTCCATTAAGTGAATATCTTCGATCACCAACAATCCACCTTTTTTTACTTTTGGAATATACAAGCGTAAAAAATCATACCAACTTTCTTCGGTGTGTGGACCATCATCAATGACAATATCCAATTCAGGTAGATTATCAACAAATTCCTGTGAGTAAGCATTGGCAATGCAAGGTTGAATTCTTGGATATTTCACCATTATGTCATGGTTGTATAACTTATCCTTATCAACACCACCAATTGCTGCATTTGCAAAATAATCATGCCACATATACAAACTACCACCATTAGCAATACCAATTTCTAGAAATGCAATCTGTTTATCTTTATATGGTGCAAAAAGTTCATCATAGATTTGACTACAATATTGATGACGATATTCCTTATCTGTAATAAAACCAGGACTCAACTCTGCGTAGTTATTATTCTTTTGTAATAGTTCAACTAAAGTCATTATGCAACTCTTTTAAGAATAGTTAATCCATTATTGTTGGTTCTTCTTTCGAGCATTTGCCATTCAGGATGAGTATCCATAAATTCTTGAATTGCTGGCCAGATTCCTTTACCACCAAATTCGCCATTAATTTCATAAGAAGTGGTATCATGAAAACCAATATACTTTCTTGCCTTGTTGGCATGTAAGCTTAGTTCTGTTTGTACTTGCTCATAGATATGTAAACTATCCACAAATAGGAAATCGGTTTCTTCAATTTCAACTTTTCTGGTATCAGCAATATGCAAAGCAACATTACGACCAGCATTTCTGGCTTGAATGAAGAAATCTACAATTCCTGGTTGTGGAAGATATTCATAACTATGTAATGTAACATCATGGCGGAGAAATGCTCTTGTACTTTGAGCCCAACCAACACCCAATTCAGTAACATGTTTACATTCAGATGTAAGTTGTGATAGAACCGGAAGATGTTCATTGATGTCGGACATCTTTGTACAAGATTCCATATATTCTAATTCAAAATTCATTTTTATGTCCTATAAATAAAATACTGCGATTCATCTTCTTGTCCATATTTCTCTTGGACAAACTTCTTCAAAACTGGTACTCGGTCATATTGGTGTACAATTGAGTAAATAAAACCAGTACAATCTTTTAGTAAACCATCTTCAAATACAGGCTCAGAGAATATTAGATTTGGTCTAAACTGTTCAATTTTGAATGGATCCATGGTAGTACCCAACTCAGCAGCCCATGAGTCTGTTTTAGTTACAATATCTTTGAACGGTTGTGTGTTGATTAATACATTGAATACGGCTTGATCAACGATAGGAATGGGTCGGTTGATTCCATTGGTGAAGATATGAAACACCATATCTTTTACATATTCTGATTTGCCACCGAATGTTCCAACATTAAAGATTTCGTTATTCTTAAATTCTTCATATACATATTGGCCATAAGCTTGATATAAATTCTCATTGCCCCAAGGCTCATCTTTATATTTTAAACCTTCTGAAGCAATAACAAGCTTATTTCCAACAAGAGATTTAAATGGATCTGCTTGAAAGTAAACATCTTTGACATCTGTTGTAACAACGTATTGGTAGTCTTTATAATGACTTCTCAAATAATCATAGATTGATAAAAATCGTAATACATGAATTGGTACATTCTGAACTTGTAACATAGGAGCAATAATAACACCTTGTGTTTCCAACCAATCTAGTGTTTCATCAGATGCATTACCATAAACTAAAACAACATCATCGTTATCACCCGCATGCACCTTTGCGGATAATACCCAAGGCTTTAACTGGTTAGCGTTATAGTTTGTGAACCCACCGATGATAAGATTTTTTTGCGCCATGGGAACTCTCCATTATATTTTTTATTCATTACTGCATTTCCATTGATAAAGAAATCGGATGTAACCGAACCTTTACCACCATCAACACGATAGTTTACTGTATATTCATTAGTACAATCAAATTTTTGAAAGTGCTGTGATATAGCTCCTAAGAATACTCTATCTTGGCCCCAACCACCATGCCAAACAGAGGCTAATTTTACAGCAATATTTGTTTTTAGGCAATAGGTATTTGTATCAACATGATTAACTCCATGATAAGTTTGCCATTTACCTAAAGATTCACAATCATCATGACAAACAAAAGTACCATCTTTATTATAAACATCACGCAAAGAATAACACCAATCTAAGTTTTTAGATTCGATAGTGTTTACACAAGATTCAATATGGTTTGGTTTTAACCAATTATCTTGGTCGAGATAGGTAACATACACAGTATCAATTAAATGAGTAAATGCAGCATAGACACGGTGGCCATAAAATCCATTGGCACCAACATTCAAAGGCAAATTACAAACCATTATTTTTTTATAGTTTGGATGAGTTTCGAATATTTTTATATGATTTCTTACTGCATGAACAAACTCAGGACCATCACACACAATGTAACATTTAGTATCGTAAGTTTGGTCTAATACAGATTTAATAGCAGTATAAACATCAGCCGAACCGGTGGTTGGTATAATAACAGTTGCACTCATTAATATTTCCAAAACATTTGGTAACCATTATGTAATAGTGGATTATTTACTTTTGACATATAATCAAAGATAAATTGTCCTTTACCCATTAGATGGTTTTGATTATTCTTTACTTCAATCCAATTATCATCAACACCAATTAAGGTACCTTGCTTGAGCGATGGTGCAATGGTAAGTAATTCATAAAGGTGATGTAGTGCGCTCTGATAACACACTTCCGGTTTATCACGAGGTGCATCAAAAGAATCCAAATAAAGGAAATCAATTTTTCTATTTTCTTTTTGGAGTTGTTCGTTTAGTATTTTTAAACGTGTGATACTATCATCCGTGTATACATGACTATTAGATGAGGTCATTCTACTCTTACAATAGTCAGTACTTTCGGTAGCAATATCTACTGTATGGAATTCTCCACCATATTGATTGATATATTTGTCGAACAATAAACTACTCTGTCCGTCACCACCATAATTATCTAGTTGCCTTGCACAACCAGTTTCTACAATTAATGGATCTTTAATACCTTTTAAATAATTAAAAATAAAATCAAATCCATCAGTCCTATGTCCAAGTTTACTTCTCACATCATCATAAAATTGCATAATTAATCCCTTGTCAGTTTCAATATTTTCTCTATTTGTTTTTCAATAATTGGTTTACGCTTCGGCCAATATATATATTCTTTATCTCCGGTCGTTTGTAATTTCATGAGAAAAGGAATAATTAGTTTTTCAACTTCTTGTAATCTAGTTTTATAATCATCAGCCGTTTCAGCTGTTTTATTGATAACGGAATTATATTCAGCTTCAGATACAGCAGATAAACCAAAGTCATCTTCTACATTATCATACTCTTGAGCGAGCTTATCGAAATCTATTAGTGCCATAATTTATCCTTATTTTGCTATGATGAAAGGTCCAGAATCATCTGAACGGGAAGCAACATATTCATATATTACACGGGAAAACTTGTCGGCGTTATCGCCTTTTTTATACCATGAAATGAAAACTGGATGCATTTTATTTGTCATATTAATACTCAATTCTTCTCTTTTTTCTTCAAAAAGAATTCTTTCTTTTGTTTTTGGAGTTTT